TGCCCATCCCTCCCTGGTTGTGGAAAACCCTGTGGATAACTCCAGTAACCCAGATCGCAATGTGACCGTCGTCATGTGGAAAACTCCCAAACCTGTGGAAAACCCTGTGGAAAACTTCTGGGAACATGACCAGCATCACAGCATATAATAGAAGGTATGACAACCCACACAAACACCACAATCACCATATACGAACCCAACAGCCCCACCCCCATCACAGACGCCACAAACACAAACAACCCAACCCTCATCCGCCAAGCACTCGCACACAAAATCGCCACCGTCATAGACGACCCCAGAACAGGCGACACAGCACTCACAAAACTCACCGCACAACTCATACAAATCACAGACCAACTCGCCACCACACAAAACGAAAACACCACCACACACGCCACCGACATTCCAAACGAAACACAAACCTGGGACGGCATCTGATGAGCGAAAAACACCTCAGCGAAATCGCCGCCCACCTCACCCTCCCAGAAAACATCACACACACCGCATGGCCGCCAGTCCAACGCCGCCTCCAAGAAATGCAATACCCCCTCGACACATGGCAACAAGACTGGCTCAAAGCAATCCTCGCAAAACGCGACGACGGCCACTACGCCGCCAGCATCGACGGAATCCAAGCATCCATCCCCAGACAGGTCGGCAAAACATACACAATCGGCGGCCTCACATTCGCACTCGCCACCCTCCACCCAAACTACTTCGTCCTCTGGAGCGCACACCGCACACGCACCGCAGACGAAACATTCAACGACATGAAAGGAATGGCACAAATACCCGAAATCACCCCATACGTGAACAAAATACGACAAGCAAACGGGCAACAAGCCATCCTCTTTAACAACGGATCACGAATCCTCTTCGGAGCCCGCGAAGGAGGATTCGGACGAGGATTCCACGGCGTAGACATGATTCTTTTCGACGAAGCCCAAATCCTCGGCGCCGCCGCACTAGACGACATGATTCCCGCCACAAACACCGCCCCAGACCCGCTCATCATCAAAATCGGGACACCACCAAAACCAAAAGACCCGTCCGAAGCATTCAGCGAATTCCGCAATCTCGCCCTACAAGGCGAAATAAAAGACGGCCTCTACCTAGAGTTGGCCGCCGACTACGACGCTAACAGCGACGACAGGAAACAATGGGAAAAAGCAAACCCATCATACCCGCGCCGCACCCCCGAATCCGCCATTCTAAGAATGCGCCGGCAACTCGGAGAAGAATCATTCCGCCGTGAAGGCCTCGGAATATGGGACCGCGCCAACGACAGGCTCGCAATCGACCCCGTCGCCTGGAACACCGCCACAATACGGCCAGAAAACACTCCGACCGGTATGCGATGGTGCGCCGCAATAAGATTCGCACCCGACGGATCAACCTGCGCCCTAGCCAGAGCAGGACACAAAGCAAACACGCCAACACACGTCGAACTGTGCACCCACCAAGGCGTCCGCCGCATGAACGAAGGCACACAATGGATCATCGATTACATTGCGGACACAAAAGACAGGTGGGCGCAAATCATCGTAGACGGAAAATACGGTGCCGGCGACACAATCGAAAGACTACGCAACATCGGAGTACGCCCCCAAGTCATCATCACACCCACAATCACACAAATCATAGACGCCTACAGCATGCTAGACGCCTCACTACGCGAAAACACAATCACACACCTAGACGACATGCAATTGCGAACCGAGGCCGCATCAGCGACGCCACGCCCAATCGGAACATCCGGAGGATGGGCGCTACAGGCGCCGCCCGGCGCCACCGTAGCCGGCCTAGAAGCATGCACGCTCGCAATGTGGGCCGCACGCACAACAAAAAGAAGACCCCGTCACAAGCCTTATGATAAAATCGAAAACGCCAATAGCAATAATGATCGTAGCGGCGGAGTACTGTTCCTATGACTGAAATTTATCCTGACGACGGACGACTCGTTAATGCTACGCCGGCACCCACACGCATTTCCGGACTCCCCGACGAATACAAGGTAACATTTCTGCAGCTGTGGCAGAAATGGCAGCAGCACTCGAACAAAAACAAGCTGCTCTCCGCCTACTATGACGGCCATCGCGCTTTCCAAGACCTCGGCATCAGTATTCCGCCGCAAATGACGCGCACCAAAGCCGCGTTGGGGTGGCCTCAGAAAGTCGTCACCATGCTCGCCCGCAGGCATGTGTTCGAAGGCTACTCCCTGAACGGCGCCCCCGACGCTTTCGAAGCAAACGAAATACTATCCGCAAACAACTACGATCTTGATCTCGCGCAGGCAATAACGTCCGCCTACAAACACTCTTTCTCGCTACTCACCGTGACGCGGGGGGACGAGACCATTGGCGAGCCGCCCGTCGTGGTGCAGGCCCGTGACGCAGAATGGTCCGCCGCACTATGGGACACTAGGCGCCGCATCATCGAAGCCGCCCTCACAATCGATCAGACCAACAAATACGGGCAGCCGGCCGGCGCCATCATGCACACCCCCACCGCTATTTGGCGAATCGACGCCAAAGAGAACGGCGGCGGATGGAAGGCTGAGAAGCTCGGAGACACCCCCCACCGCATTTTCGTTGAAGCACTCTGCTACGACCCGCAGCTGAGCCGGCCGTTGGGGCATTCACGAATCACCCGTGAGGTGAGATATCTCACGGACGCGGCGGTGAGGACAATGGTCCGCGCAGAAACGTCCGCCGAATTCTTCTCCTCACCGCAGCGTTACGTGCTCGGTGCGGAAAGAGCTGATTTTGCCGGCCAAGATCGGTGGTCCGCAATCATGGCCCGTGTCCAAGTGCTCGAGCCGAACGAGAACGGCGACATTCCCAGCGTTGGGCAATTCTCACAAATGACCATGAGCCCACACCTGGAAATGTACCGGCAGCTGGCGCAGAACTTGTGCGCGGCCACAAACCTCCCTCAATCCGCCATTGGAATCTTCGCAGATAACCCCTCCTCGGCTGAGGCAATGCAAGCGTCCGAGGCGGCGCTCGCAGACGAAGCTGAGTACCAGTGGCGAATCTTTACCGCCCCGTTGCGGCGCACGCTGCAGAACATTATTATGGTCAGAGACAAGCTCGACGAGCCGCCCGCCGAGTCGTGGAAGACTTCGGTGAAGTGGACCCCCGCCCGCTATTCCTCGCCCTCGTCTGCCGCTGATTTCGCGGTCAAAATGGTGTCCGCATTCCCGTCGTTGCAGGGTTCGCAGACTCTTATGCGGCGTGCTGGACTCACCGAGGACGATCTCGCAGATATCAACGCCGAGAATCGTAAAAAGAATGCGGTGTCATTGCTTGATCGTGCTCTCGCCGCCACGAATAACGAGAATGTGGACGAGAACGGTGAGAACGATGACGCAGCCAACAATAATGATGATGGTAATGTCGGCAATGCTGGCAACAGCAGCGATGGTAACGGCAATGATAGCAACCCGGGCATTAATAACCCGGTCAATACAAGGAACAGGGTTAAGCGCAACATCAAACTGCTCGACGGCACCAAAACACCAATAAACTGATACTATTATGCTGTCAACCGCAGAAATCGGGGCGTATGGGCGAGCAATAGACTCACTCACTACACTCGCCCAAAATGATTTACACACACTCTGGTCCCACGCCGCTAGACAACGCCCCGAACAAGCACGTGACCTTCTGCTCGAAATCATGCCCGCCCTCGTAGACCAATACGGCAGTGCGGCCGCCGCAATCGCCGACGAATGGTACCGAGACATGCGTCTAGACCAGGACATTCCCGGCGACGCACCCACGGTACAAACACCGCTCACGCCACAGGGTGAAATCGACGACAGTGTCAGATTCAGTGCAGGCGCACTATATGCCGGAACCCCCGATATTGCCCTATCCTATTTGACTGGGGCGCTCATTCGATACGTCAGCGACGGCGCCCGTTCACAAATCGCAGACATGACATGGGCCGACCCGGAAGCCATGGGGTGGGAAAGGCGGACACGTAATCCGCAAGCATGCAATTTCTGCGTCATGCTCACAATGAACGAATGCTACTACCGATCACAAGGAACAGCATCATTCGGGGCGCATGACAATTGCAAATGTGTCGCAGTCCCCGCATGGGACCCAACCTCTCGGGAAGTGCCAGCAAAAGCATACGTGCTCGCAGCAAGACACAAAACCGATAAAGGTCGCAAACGGCATCGTGAGCTCGTCTCATCGTGGATAGACACACACCAAGAAGAGCTCGCAGAATGGCGCACCCGCCCAATTGAATGATTGTGCTACAATGCATAAACAAGGGCCACGAAGACGGCTGCAAAGCCCAGAATAGTTGCCTGAAAACATCACAATAACCGCACGGTCAAAATATAGGAAATGCCCGATGAGAAATAACGCCGCAAGCAACACGCCGGCCGACAGCAGCGTCACTAGCAGCAACGACACTCCCCAGAATGGGGACAATACTGCCGCTAGTAAGCCTGAAATCGACTGGAAGAACGAGTCCCGGAAGTGGGAGAGCCGCGCCAAGGAGAACCGGCGCGCCGCCAACGAGCGGGATGAGCTTGCCAAGACCATCGGCGACAAGGATGCCACAATCGAAGCCCTAAAGGCCAAGGTGGCAGATTTCGAAACCGTCGCCAAGGTCCGCGAATGGTCCGCCAATGCGGCCGCAGAATACGGTATCAGCGCCGATTTGATCCGAGGAACAACCGAGGACGAAATCAACGCCCATGCCGCCGCAATCGCCAAAGCATTGCACGACGCTAAGCCGTCCGTTGCCCCCGTGGTACCCCAGGCCGGAGCCACGCCCGACAATGACGGCGGCAATCTTGCAGAATTCGCTCGGAACATTTTCGCCGGCGACTAAAACACTAGAAAGAAACGGAAACCAACAAAAATGGCCGTGTTTGATTCAGGCAAGGCGAAGGTCCTCATGCCTCGGCAGATCGCCGACGGGATCATTACTCGCACCCAGACTCTCTCCACCGTCGCCAAACTTAACGGTGGAATTCCCATGACCTTCGGCGATGTGGATATTATCACTTTCGATAATTTCCCGCGCGCCGAGTTCGTCGACGAGGGCGCCGAAAAGGCACCCACCTACGGCGAGTTCGGTTATGTGACCGCTAAGCCGCACAAAGCCCAGGTCACTATGCGTTTCAACGAGGAGGTCCAGTGGGCTGACGAGGACTATCAGCTTGACGTCCTCAACCAGCTCGCCCAGAAGGGCAGCGAGGCGCTTTCTCGGGCCCTTGACCTCGGCCTTTACCACAGGGTTAACCCGCTGGTCGGTGCCGTTATTGACGCGTGGACCAACTACCTGACCTCCACTACCAAGAATGTCGAGGTCGGCACTACGGAGATGGACCAGGCGATCCGTCAGGCCGCCGGTCTGCTCATTAATGATAACGCCTCGCCTATTACGCCGACTGGTCTTGCGCTCGCCCCTTCCGCAGTTTGGGCGCTCGGAAGCCTTCAGACCAAGAATGCTGACGGGTCGCCTTCGGGCACGCCGCGTTACCCGCAGATCGGCCTCGGCGTCGACATTGACAACTTCATGGGCCTTCCGGCCGCCGCCGGAAACACCGTTGCCGGCAAGCCCGAGTCGACCGTCGCCACCAATGTCGAGGCCATCGTCGGCGACTTCGTCGACGGCATTCGCTGGGGAATTCAGCGTTCTCTGCCGCTCGAGATCATCCGTTTCGGTGACCCGGACGGTCAGGGCGACCTGAAGCGTCGGAACCAGATTGCTCTGCGTCTCGAGATTCTGTACGCCTGGTACGTTTTCCCGGACAAGTTCGCGACGATTAAGACCAAGGCCGGCGCCTGATAAAATCGCCATAAAGAAACAAAACACAACCCATCCAAACAAAAATTTTCCCAGGGGCGATTCCGGAAATGCGATCCTACAAGCACCGAGACCACGACATTGTAATCCATCTCGCAGACGACCACAATGTGGACCTCGGAGACGAATACGCCGAAATCACTCCCGGGAATGATGACGCCGGCGAGGCAGACGAGCCCACCCCCTCCTCTTCCTCCTCTCGTACTGCCTCGCCGGCACCTGCCCCCCGTCGGGGACGAGGTCGCCCTAGAAAGACGGTAAAGTGATACCGGACGACATTATCCCGTTCGCCACGGTCGAAGACCTAGAAGCCAGGTGGCGGGCGCTCTCGGACAATGAGCGCATTCGAGCCGACGTACTCCTCGCCGACGCGACCGACCTTATTGTGTCGAAATGTCCTCGCTGGGAATCCGCCACCCCTCGCACACGAAAAAGGGTGGCGTGCGCCGTGGTGCGTCGCGCAATGCAGGGCGGAGACGCTATCGGCGGCGTCACGGACAGTGGTGGTGGAATCTACTCCGAGCCCCACGGGATTATCGCGTCAGAATCGCACACGACCGGTCCGTTCAGTGACCAGTTCACGTATCAGAATCCTGAAGGCGGCCTCTACCTGAAACGCGAGGAAAAAGACGCCCTCGGAGGCAGTGGTGGTGCATTCGAGGTGGACCTCCTGCAGGATTACGATGTGCGATCCGCTACCGATCAGCTGATCGAAGACATTAATGCGATCAGCGGTCAGGAACCGTGATGCTTTCAGGATATGTGCCCGTTATGCGGCGTAGGCGAGGCCCGGCGTCGAAAGACCAGTACGGTAATCCCGTGCCGGGGCAGTGGGAGAACGTTGCTCTGCCGCCCGCGGTGTTTGCGCCGGCCACGTCTACTGAGCCGATCAGTGCTGGGGCGATGCCTGTCACCGTGCCCGCCGCCCTTTATTGGCGGAATACCACAATCGACGTGACCGCCGAAGATCACCTCATTGTGGACGGCATAGAATATCGTGTTGAAGGCCGCCCTTCACCCTACCCTAAAGGGATGGTTGTGCAGATTCGCGCCAACGAAGACAAGGTGAGCGAATAATGCCGAAAGTGAAATTCCAGCTCAACAGGGACGGTGTAGCCGATCTTCTGCGCGGCCCTGACGTAGCCCGGACTGTAGCATTAGAGACTGGGCGCGTAGCTAACGCTGCCGGGCAGGGGTTCGAGGGTGAGACGACACATGGAAATCGTACCCGCGGATATGTCAGGGCGCGCACCATCGCCGCAATGCGCAAGCAAATGAGGGAGCACACTCTGGAGCGTGCGATCGGCCTCACAATGGGTGGCGGGAAATGAGCCCGACATATGATCGCGCCCCCGTGGTGCCGGACATAAAGAAACGGTTCATGGATTTCCTGTCAACGCACATGAGCGTTCCTGTTGTGGCTCGCAGACCTGAAAGTCCGGACCGTCCCGCTGCGTTTATTCGAGTCCTCTCAACAGGAGGTACCGGTGTCACGCAGAAGGCACTCTGCACCGCGTTGGAGACGATCGACGCCTACGCGCAATCGTCGGGTGAGGCGATGAAAATCGCGTGCGAGGCCGTGAATGTGGCGCACACAATGCCGAACTATCAGGATGGTATAGTGATGGTACAATCATCATATCCGATAGAAATGCCCGATCCGGACACGTCTCAGGCGAGGGCGACTGCAACATTAACAATTACAGCACACAGGTGAAACAAAATAATGGCTGTTAACGCTGACAATGCACTCATTTTCTCGTCCGACAATGACGCACTCTGGCTGGGCGACTACGTCGAAAAGTTCGGTGAGAAGGTCACGTCGCTCACCCAGGACCTCTCCGGTGTGACCGGTCTCACCAACGTTGGGTGGATTAGCGAGGATGGGTTCAAGCTCACCTCCGATGACTCCGTCACCAAGATTAAGGGTCACCAGGGACACGGTGTTGTCAAGACTTTCCTTGACTCTTCGGAGACGACTTTCAGTGCCACTCTTCTGGAGACTATGCTCGCCCCGCTCTCCTGGTATCTTGACGCCACCAGTGAGAAGGTTGAGGATGGTGGTGCCACCAAGGGCGTGAAGATCACCGCCAAGTCCTCCCGTAAGGTCAAGCTCCTCTGCGGTGTCGCCGATTTCTTCGACGTTTCCGGCGTGGGTGCGCAGATTCGTATTGTTTTCCCGCGTCTGGAGCTCGGTGAGCGCGGCGAGATCACTTTCCAGCAGGCTGAGATCACCGGCTACGAGTACAACCTCTCCGTGCTGGGCGACTACATTATCTACTCGGACCACAAGGCTCTGTTCCCGGCCTGACATATGATGCTTCCCCGCTATTTCGTGTTTCGGATGGGTTGTCTCGGAATAGCGGGGAAGATCCAAAACAAATACAACCCATCGCTTTATGGAACAATTTTGAGGACAACCCATTATGTCTGACAAGGATACGAAGAGCAAGGCAAAGGCCGCCGGAGCTAAGGCGCCGGCTGACAGGCTCGCCAAAGCGGAAGCCACGCGTGACCCGATTCACGTGGACTACAAAGGAATTGAATTCGACATTCCTCCGGAGGCGCTGGAGGACTTCCGCGCATTCGAGGCCCTCGACGCTGGTAACCCGTTCCCGCTGTTCCGCCTCATTGTAGGCGACCACAAGGATGAGGTCTACTCTGCGTTGGAGGACGAGAATGGTCGCGTTCCGATCGACACGGTGACCGACTTTATGCAGTCAATCGTGTCCGAGGTGGGCGCGGGAAACTGACGATTCTCCCACCACTACTCCGCGAGTATGGGTGGGAGATAGAAGCCGACCTGCAACGATACTACAATACTGACCTCCTCGATCTATATCGTGGCAGAATAACGCCCAGGCGGGTAATGGCGCTCATCGGCGGCCTTCCGCCCGGGTCGACATTCGATAGGGCGCGCGGCGGAGACAGGTACTGGTCCGACGAAGTAGCCGCCACAATAATGTCAGCACACAACATTCAAACCACGCTACTTGCCGTCAATGGCGTCAAAAAAGATAAATGGCCTGAAGCGCCGAAACCTCCGGCTGAAGGATACCGGGAAACCGGCAACCCCAAAGTGTCAAGTAAACATGCTAAAGCACAGAAGGCCAAGGGCGAGAAATGGCTTGCCCGATACGGTAGCTGAGTCGCGTTTCTATCGGATAGTGTAAAATGGTTCACGCCAAGACAAACATGAAAAACGGTTTGATTGGCGTGAACCATTTTCGCTACACATGATTTCGGAGAGGTATCAATGGCCGGATATGATCTCGGGACCGCATGGATTCAGATCAGCCCGTCCGTGCGAGGCCTCGCCCGAAGTATCAATAGCGAAATCGGTAACGTCGACACCAGCCCGGCCGAGAGAAAGATCACATCCGGTCTGGGTGGTGCGTTCAAATCGGTAGCGAAAGTCGCCGGAGCCGCGCTCGGAGGACTCGCAATCGGCGGCATCGCCGTTGCGTTTGGCGGCGTCGCAAAAGAGGCATTCAATGCTGCCGACGCCACAATCAAATTCAAGCAAACGCTTGCGTTCGCTGGTAAAAGTGCGGATGAAATCAACGCGCTCACAAAAAGCACGCGCTCCTACGCGGACCGTACGATTTATGAGCTTGACGATATTCAATCCATTACCGCGCAGCTCGCATCCAACGGCGTAAAAGGCTACGATAAGCTCGCCGAGGCCGCAGGTAACCTGAACGCTGTTGCAGGCGGAAACGCACAAACATTCAAAACGGTCGGCCTCGTCATGACGCAGACCGCGGGCGCCGGAAAACTCACCACCGAGAACTGGAACCAGCTTTCCGACGCAATTCCCGGCGCATCCGGTAAATTGCAGGAAGCCATGAAAAAGAATGGCGCCTACACCGGTAATTTCCGGGAAGCCATGGAAAAGGGTGAGATCACCGCCGAGGAATTCAACCAAGCAATCCTCGACCTCGGTATGGAGGACGTGGCCATTGAGGCCGCTACATCCACCAAAACCCTGGAAGGCGCCTGGGGGAACTTCAAGGCCACCCTTGTGACCGGGGCGCAGGAGATCGCCGAAAAAGCACTCCCATGGATCACCGCATCCCTTGACGCCATGAGCAAAGGGTTTGAAAAAGTATTCAACTGGGTGAGTAATTCATTCATCCCCAGTATCACGAATGTTTTCAACGTTATCCGCAAGGGTGATTTCACCGGCCCGATCTTCTCATTCGAGGAAGACTCAAGCTTCGTTGATTTTCTCTTCCGCATGCGCGATGCCGCCGCCGCCGCGGGGGAATGGATCAACAAAACGCTCGTCCCATCATTGAAGAATCTTAAAGATCTACTTCTGTCCGGCGATTTCACGGGGACGATTTTTGGATTCGACAAAGACTCCGGAATCATTTCCTACATCACCAATGTTCGCAACAGTTTCGTCGAGCTTGGCAAATTCATTGTCGGGACGCTCGTCCCTGGCATTGCTACTGCTCTCAGCACCATCGCGAACAGCAGCCTTGTCCAATTCATGGAGAATCTCACCGTCGCTATTCTCAACAGTAAAGTGGCGGTTTACAGTATCGCGGCCGCATTTACGGCATGGAAAGCCGTCATGGTCATGTCCTCAATGCAGCAATGGCTTAACGACATGGAAGGCGTAGCCGGGGTAGCAGGGCGTGTCACCACAGCCATTAACGCGATGACCATTGCGAAGGTCAAGGATGTAGTTGAGACCGCGCAGCTCAACCTCATGTACGCCGGCGAATTCCTGTCAAATATCGCACGTGCAACGACACAGATCACAATGCAGGCGGTCGCTTGGGGTAGGGCCACAGCAATGATGGTCCTCCACAAGACAGCAACAATCGCCTCGACCGCGGCGCAGTGGGCATTCAACGCTGCAATGGACGCCAACCCAATCGGCCTTGTTGTGATCGCTATTGCAGCACTGGTCGCGGCAATCATTGTGGCATGGCAGAATTCAGAAACATTCCGCAACGTCGTCATCTCTTGTTGGGAAGCGATCAAAACGGCAGCCGGGGCCGTGGCCGATTGGTTCGCCGCTAACGTATGGCCTCTCATGCAAGTCGCCTGGGACGGGATCGTGGCAGGCGCCCAATGGATGTGGGGCGTCATGGTATCCGTATGGCAAGGAATGCAGCCTGTTATTCAAGCGGTCATTGATTGGATTGTCGGCACCGCATGGCCCGCGCTTCAGGCGGCATGGGATGGGATCGTCGCCGGCGCCCAATGGGTATGGAACGGCATCGTCGGCGTATGGCAAGGAATGCAGCCCGTTATTCAAGCCGTCGTCGATTGGATCGTAAATACCGCATGGCCCAACCTTCAAGCCGCCTGGGATGGCATCTCCGCGGGCGCAATGATCGTCTGGAACGGAATGGTCGCGGCCTGGCAAGGGATCAGCGACATAATTCGGCCCGTCGTCGATTGGATTGTCAATGTTGCCGCCCTGTACCTCACTACAGCATGGGATGCTATTAGTTGGGGTGTGAGTGCGCTCTGGTCCACGATTCAGTGGGCGTGGGACGCTATTTGGGCGGCAATCATGCCCGTCGCCACACAAATCTACAACGACATTTGGCCCATGGTGGTCGGTGCATTTAATGCGATTAAAGACACCGCCTCCATGATGTGGTCTGATATTCAGATCGCATGGACCGCCATTCAAACCGCAATTCAGCCCGTCGCGGATTGGATTTACAACACGGTTTGGCCATGGGTCGTGGGTGCGTTTAACGCGATTAAGGATACGGCCGCTAACATGTGGTCTAATATTCAGGTCGCGTGGACTGCTATTCAAGCTGCTATGCAGCCCGTGGTCGAATGGATCTACTATACGGCCTGGCCGTGGGTGGTCGACACGTTCAACACAATCAAAGACGCCGCCTCTAATCTTTGGGGCACCATATCAGCGGCGTGGAACGGTATTTGGGCCACTATTCAGCCCGTCGTCGACTGGATCTACAATATTGCATGGCCGTGGGTAGTCGGCGCATTCAACGCCATTAAAGACACGGCATCTATTATGTGGGGTTCCCTATCGGCGACATGGAATGGTATTTGGGCCGTTATGCAGCCTGTGGTGAATTGGATCCAAACCTACGCTGCACCCGTTATTAGTGTAGCCTGGGAAATAATCTCTACGGGTGCGAAAATTCTGGGCGGAATCATCGCGTTTGTATTCGCGTCCATTATCGCTGCGGTCACTATGGGAGTCGCCGTAATTCAAGGCGCAGCCACCACGATCAGCGCCGCCTGGAACACCGTTGTTTCGTGGACCAGCTGGCTGAAAAACATGGTCGTCTCCGCGTGGAACATTCTGAAAGGCGAAATCCAAATCGTTAAAGATTGGATTGCCAACACGCTTGTTCCCGCAATCACAAGCGCATGGGACAGGGTCGTGGCCGCCGCCAACACCATGAAAGACGGGGTTAGGACGGCGTGGGACAAGATCAAGGAAGCCGCCGCCAAGCCCGTTAACTTCGTTATCGGCACAGTCTACAACAATGGGCTGCGGAAACTCGTTAACGGAATGATGGAGAAACTCTCCCTCGATCTTCGTCTTCCCGAGGCCCCAACGATTGGCGGTTACGCGTCAGGTGGTGTCCTGCCCGGATACTCTCCCGGCCGCGACATTTACCATTTCGTATCACCCGATGGTGGCGGCCGGCTCGCGCTTTCCGGCGGAGAAGCAATCATGCGGCCAGAATGGGTGAAATCTGTTGGTGGGCCCGCAATGGTGAATGCCATGAACCGGGCCGCCGCGCACGGGGACCGTATTCCTGGCGGCGACGCCGGCTATGCCGCATTCGCACCTGGCGGTATTTGGGACCCTGTCAAAGAAACGGTTTCAAAGGGCGCGTCCGCCGCGCTTAATTGGATCACCGGCGCGGCCGACGCGGTATCCTCAATATTCTCCGACCCGATCGGAGCCGTCGAAACTGTCATCAAGGCTCCGGTTCACAAGCTTCTCGATTCATGGGGAGGCGACGGGGCAAAACCATTCTTCGACGCCGGAAAAGCTGGCGTTGATAAAACCATTGACGCGCTCGGCGACTGGATTAAAGATCACATGCCCGTGGTCAGCGGATTCGGTGGCGGAATCGGTGCTATTGGTGCCGCCGCCGGCGACCTCGTGAATACGGCGCGACGGGCTATCGGTACACCGTATGTTTGGGGCGGCGTCTCCCCTGGCGGTGGTCTTGACTGTTCTGGTCTTGTCTATTGGGCGCTCAATGCGATGGGTATTCACGTGCCGCGTCTCACGGCGGCTGGATATCAAGCAATGTCATCCCCCGGTAACCCTATGGTTCCCGGTACGCTTCTGTTCTGGGGTTACCCGGCCCACCACGTTGCTATCGCCTCCGGTAACGGAATGATGGTCGAGGCTCCGACTTTCGGTATCCCCGTGCGTGAGGTCCCGATCTATGGTGGCCCGTCCGCAGGGAACCTCCGCTACGATAACGGTGGATTCTTGCAGCCCGGCCTCTCGACGATCGAGAATAAAACTGGCCGTCCGGAGCCCGTTTTCACGTCAGCCCAGTGGGAGAAAATGGATAAGCTGATCGGCCTCCTGGAGAATCGTGCGCTCGGCCCGGACGTGCTCGAAATTCGAGACGTGGACAATGATCTTGTGGGTCGCATGCAAGTAGAGGCGACGTCGGCCATAGTAGACTATGACCGAATGAACCGATAAACCATTTTGACGGAAAGCATACAATAATGCCGATTACGGGATGGATTGCTACACACACTGGGCTGCCGTCAATAATGGCCACCGGCAAAGAACCCGTCTACGCGGGGGACCGTCTTTTCGCTGTGCCTGGGATGGCTCGCGATAAAAGACCACTCACCGGCAGGGCGAAAATGATTCGCGAGCTCGAGGGCCCCAAGCTCACTGAGCCGGTGACAATGATCCTCTCGGACGCATACGCCGTGCCGGGCACCACAATAAAATACACTCAGGGTGATTCCTCGGTCACGTTGACTCGCCCCGAGGTGGAGTGGTGGCGCGGCATGGTGAGCGGCCTCAATGGACGCACCGTCCCAGGGCTCATCTGGGAGGAGGCCCAGGACAAAAGAGAATGGTCCTCCCCAGTTTCGAGATATAACTCACTTATCGCCAGGTGGCCGATGCTAGAAGTGGATCGCACTGGGGGAGGCCAATTCGTCCTAGACGACCCGTCACACGTTAACAATGTTTGGGAAATCCTGCAGAAGCGTGAGCCGCTCATTCTTACGCCTGGCGCCCCCGCCGACGTCCTACCGTCGCGATTCATTACCGTGGACAAGGTCGACAGTGCCAGGATCACGGGCGACGGTATCATCCGGTGGAACGTAAAATGGCATGAGCTCCCCGAGGACTCACCAATGCTTGTCGGCCCTCACGCCGGCTGGGGAGCCGCCCCATGCGTCACTTGGGGTGAATGGCGTGAAGTCGACAAAGTCTGGAAATCGCGCACATATATTGAGATTTGCAAAATGATTGCGGGTATGCCATGAGAAACGGCCCCACTCTGGCCGCCCTTTCAGACGGCCTCAGCATCGGCGCAAGAATAGATATCATTCGAGGCGGCGAAGTCCTCAAAACGGGCATCCCCGCCTCCGAAGTAAAGATAGAGTGGTCTTCAACGAACCGTCAAGTTCCGGGCGCCTTGTCTTATTCTTGCCCAATGTCATGGGTTCCGGAATGGCCATTGGATGCTCTCAACAATTTCGGACAGCGATCCATGGTGACCGCACTCTATGAGAATCGGCGCGGCGACTACTGGGAAATTCCACTCGGCGAATTCGTCAACATGGAATGGTCCGTGTCAAAGGAAAAAGTGAACGTTTCCTGTAAGGATTTGACGCAGATTCTTGCCGATAATCCGAGGCCGTGGCCGTCCTCCCCCGCCGCTGGCGCCACCCTACTCTCCGAGGCTAACGAACTTGCAGAATATGTGCGAGTGAAATTGGAGGACGACGTATGGGACGCACCTATCCCCCGCACCACACAGTGGGGAAACTCGAGGATCGAATCAATCTATAAGCTCGTCGAATCGCGAGGCTGTGGTATTCGTAGCGGAGCTGACGGGATGCTGCATATCTTCAAGCTCCGCGACAAAACCTCCCCCGACGAAATTTATACGTACGAGTCCGGTTTTCTTTTGGAGGCCCCGCGCGCTCCGAGGTCAGGTGGCCGTCGTCCGAACCGGTGGTACGTCACTGGCAGTAAGCAACAGCGGGCTCAGGGTGAGCAAGAGGAACGATGGACAGCAGAACGCGAAATCACTGACCCACCGTACGAACCAAGCGGTTATGGTTGGGTTACGTCACATAAAGAATTCAGTGCTGCCAGTTCGGCGCGAGAGGTGTCCGAGGCCGCGGACACGTACATGATCCAGGACATTTCCTCCCGTTCTTCCCGCTCTTTGACAATTATTCCGGACGCCCGTATTGAGGTTGGGGATATTGTTGGTGCGATTACCGAACATGGTGAGCATATCGCGGGCCGTGTCACGGCTTATAGTCTCCCGTTGTCTGCCCCGTCCGCTACAATGAGGGTAGACATAGAGGTACTGGGAGAATAGCGGGCATCATGGTCAGACCGTCACTATTGCTTGACACGGCGCCACGAAACGGCGGCGGGCGCAACAATAACAATGTTATTGTTCAACAATCCTCAGTATCGTGGACGTACGGGAAAATCACCGGCACGTCCGCCACGGACTCCACGCTCCCGTCCGGATGGGTTGAGGTAGGGATCCCCTACAGCAACCCAACGTCTCACGCGGTTGGCGAATCTGACGGTATTGCCACATGGATAGGCGCCCGCGTACTGGTCATTATTGATTCATCCGGCCGTGTAGTCAAGATCAGTGACCCTATCGCCGAGCCGCCATCCGGAGCGAAAGTTGAGAACCTCGGACATACTGGCAAAATTCTCAGCCAGGCCGCGAAAGACGCCGAACGCGCTTTCAAGGAAGCCGACGCCATTCGAGACCGAGCAAACAAGGCTGAAGGTGCCGCGAACAAGGCGGCGAAAGACGCAGAAAAAGCCGTTCAGATTGCGGAAGCCAACCGTCCGCCCGTAGTGGCCCAGACCGCGCCTGAGAATCCTGTCACAGGATTGATATGGTATGTCACCGACAATGCTGGACACATTACTGACGTGCGCATCTGGGATGGCACACAGTGGGTGACCAGAACAATGGTTGCCGGCAGTATCCTTGTCCCATCGTCCGTGGGGAACGTCTCGCTCGCTGACGGTTCCGTGTCCGCTCGCAATATTTACGCGTCCGGGGAACTTTGGGCCAAAATCGCCGCGTTCGCGTCCGTCACTACGGAAATGCTGACCGCCGGAAACGCCACATTCAACGCAGCCAAGGTCACCGGCGATCTCATTGGTAACCGGCTTATTGGTGGTGAGCTTTCGCTCGTTGATACTGAGCCGACGTCAGGTGAGAAGAATATCCGATTCGGGCTCGGTAGCGAATATGAGTTCTGGGAGTCTATCTGGTCTCCCAAAATCGCGACTGTCGAGGAGATGGAGGGTGGCACACGATTTGTTCTGACGGACAGGGACCGCCCTAATCGTAACGATGGCGCGCAGATGGCAATCTACGACATTGCTGTTGCGAAACCAAAAACATACGGTATTGCCGGTGAGGGCGTCGGCAAGGTCGAGGGATATATTCTTTTCACCCCGTCGTGGAACGGTCGCGCGATTCTCACAATCAACATCGGCAAGAACAGGATTATTTCTGTTGACGAGCAAGCGACGGCCGGGCAGAAAATAAGATTCGATTTCACGCTCCCCGATGGTGCGTGGATCCAAGACACGGACACGCCATTCTATATCAGTGCCCGCACGAACGATGTTTTCACGCCGGGAATGACGCTCGGGACCATTTATTCCATGTACGTGTCATGGAAGATGAGCCGCTCCTCCGGTTTGCATATTTTCCGTGACGACGATGGTGTCGCGAAAATACAGATCACCGACCGCCAGGGCGGCGAGCTCATTATGGACACGAATGGTGTGTCTTACGACCCGCCCGGATCGCCGGCGCCTCACGCGTCGTCGTGGCGTACTTTCACCGAGCCGCCTTTCGCCCACATGGCAACAAACAACGCTCACCTGTGGACTGTGAAAGACAAATGGACTGAGGTTCCGGTCGGGTCGCAGGAGAAGATCGTCCGCGGCGGAATGCAGGTGGACGGTGTCGAGATCATTATTCCGCAGAGTGGTCTTTACCGTCTAGACGGCACAACATGGTACAGGTCGTCATGGGCGGGATATGTTGGTGGCACGAGGGTTGCTCGCAGCAACGATGTTGAATACGGCGTTTACATGTATGCCGCGTTGAACCATGGCCTGTGGACCGCGTTGCAGGTGACAGGTGTCAGGCGACTGAACGTCGGGGATCGGATCGCGCTTTATACGTATCAGAATATTGATGAGGGTACAATTATGGATTGGGGCGAGATGACGGTTAGCTGGCTCACCTACTGAAGATTGTGTAACAATATTTTTAGGAGAAAACAATATGCCTAACACTAGGTGGACTGGCGGCGTCGTCCCCACAGTAGACGATAATCTCATTGAAGCCTGGGACGCTTATGACGATTCCGCCGGCAGGGTTATGCCGGCGGCGTCAGTAGCGGCGGCACGGGTTATGTTGGCGGCTGCACCGTCCGGGGCAGTGTCGAAAGCACGCCCGGCCGTTTTCATTATTGACGACATTCTGTACACGGCTGACGGTTCCAAGGCTGGTGACGGGTCGTTCAACATTAACCCCGCGAACTCGTTCAGTGGTGTGCTTTACCGTCATCGCGATAATACGAATGGTCGTGGGCGTTCGACCTCTGATCACGCCACCTATACTTGGGGTGACGGTATCGTTACTCTGCCGATCAAGAGTCTCATGGAATTTTCGCTTGACGTGTGCGTGAGTATTGCGCACGAGGACTATCATTCTGAGGAGGAGAAGGATAAGGCGGTCGGCTCATATTTCTTCGGGTTCAAGCTTGATAATCGGGGTATTTGGCAGACTGAGATTCAGTATAATCGCACGTTTATGACCCACCATATGCAGTGGCGCCTTTCCGTAGAGGCCGGTTCTCACAGGGTTGCCTATACTACGGCGGGCAGTTATGGTGCTGACCCGTACTGGCATTACGATGGTGGCGTTTTCCCGGGGACCGTGTTTACTGTGGCCACCCTTGGTGCGACCCGCGTTGACCTGTAATCAACAAATATAGTTCACTATTAAAAATAGGTGATATAATATGACCAAAGTCATAGCTACGATCGTGAATGCTGCCGGTAAGACAGTCAACGCAACAATGAGCGTCCGCCCCGAAACCGTCTACACGTTCGACAATATTATGACAGTCCCTGCTGCCGTGCGCGGTGATGCCGACGACAAAGGCAGGATCGAGGTTGAAGTAGACGCCAGCCACGGCGGCAGGTGGGCAATCGTCCTGAACGTTGCTGGCGTTTGGGCGCGTGAAGTTCGTGGCGCGGAGTTGCCGGCCTCCGGTGACGTGCAGGTGACCTCCCTGTCGGCATGGAACGGCGACAGTACACCCGATCCCGGCAATCCTGGCGGCGGTGGCGGCCAGGGCAATGCTGGCAAGATCACCGTCAGTGACGATGGTCTTACCTGGACCTACGGAGAGTGAGGAAACACAATGGCAAACGTTACTGGGTACACTAAGGCCGGCGTCGATAAGCTGGTCGCCCCGCTGTTCTCCTCGATCTCGCCTTTCGCGGTCGGTGGTCACTATTATTCCCCGGTCACGTATTTTTGGCCCGATTTCTACAATGATGGCCAGGCCGGTAAGGTATCAAAGTGGGCCAAGACATTGGCTTACGGTGATGCGCTCGGCTACGTGATCATGAATCGTTCTACGGGCGATTGGTCCGCCAAGGATAACGATTTTCTCACTCAGGCTCAGCGCGCCCAGTCGGCCGGGGTGAAGAGGATCCTTTGGTACATTCCTACCCGCTACGGTGTCGCGTCACTCGCCAAGGACGATGCTGCTAGGAATGGCGTGCCCGACCCGGACAAGTTCACGCGCGAATACATTATGCAACTGTGCGCCAATCTACGCTCCCAGTATGATGGTCTTTTCCAGGGCGTATTCTTGGACGAGGTAATCAACGGATGGGGCGCCCAGGCGGGACGCGTCGGTTGGTACGGTGACCTCATCGGCGAAATTCGACGCACCTACGGCAAGAATTTCACAATCGCAATCAACCCTGGCAGTAACATTACTGAGGCCGTATGCGCGCTCGATTTTGACGTGTGTATGAGTTTCGAGAATACTGCCACCAAGTATTTGACGGATGACCCTAATAACCCGATTGCGAATGATGTGATGCGTGCGCAGCCGTCCACCAAGTGGTGGCACGTCATTCACGGTGTTACGAAAGAGAATTTCCGGCAGGTAATCGATCGCGCCGCATCATTCGGTGTGTCACATTTGTATGTGACTGACGGTGAGCTGGTGCAGGGTGAGGGTGGCCAGTGGGTGCCTGAGAAGAACCCTTATCAGAATCCTCCGTCGGATTGGATTATGGAGCGCGTGGTCGCTTGGCATGGCGGCTACCTCGGTCTGGCCGAGCGTGTTGCCGCGTTGGAGGCGAAGGCGGCTCCGGCACCGCAGCCGGGCGCTTGATGTTTCACGTGAAACATTCCCCCCTCACCGCAGAAATCGTGGTGAGGGGGGAATGTTTTCATGCCCGACGCAAGAGACTACAGTCCCAAGTGTTGGTAGTCTCCTCCGTGCTCGCGAGCGATATCGTCCAGGACGCCCATGAGATCGGAACGCGCATCGTCCTGAACATCGATTGACGGTGAGTTCAGAATTGAGTGAATCGTGTTATTGATCTCTTGGAATTGACGAGCAGCGATTGCGTCACACTCTACGGTAGTCCATCGTTGCGCTAGGCGGCGTGCAAGATTGCATGTGCTCTCGCTGCTAGTTTCATGGTAAACGCCCACAACGTTCAATGGCCAGCCCCAGACAATCCATTTACTGACAGCGCCGCCGCCACCGTTTTCTACGGTGACGTCAATTCCAACACCCTTATAGCGGTTGTGCCACTCCAGACGGGCAACCATATGTGCTTCGTCAATGTCACACACGTCGGGCTTCGGAAGCCACAACTGTGCGAGATTGATCTCGTGCTCAATCTCCAGCATTGGGTCATTCGCTGTCATGAGACGCTCCGCAAAAGTATGCTACAGCGCACTGCAGAATGCTTGGGGCCATCGGAGTCTTTGTGAGTCCATCCTGTTGACACGCCGCGCTTCGTCTTCACGAAAACACCATTATCGGTGACTTCGATTTTCCCCGGCGAACACTCAATGGTGGTGACTCCAGTGTGGTCGGAAATGCGGGGCGACGGGAGCGTGTCCTGCAATTCCTTAGCAATAGTCAGCGCGATTTCCTGGCGGTCAATCTTGCTCATTATTCTACCTCCATAGCAGACGGTGTGACACCGGCCTGTCCCTGATAGTGCGATTCGAGACCATCGGTGCCGTACGGTGCACTGGCGGGCCTGTCCAGATCTTCGAAAGCAATCTGCGCAATCCTATCCCCCGGGAAAAGACGGGCAGGCTTGCTGGAGTGCAGATTAGCGATCTCCAGGGTCACGTTTCCTTGGAATCCCGGATCAATGTACCCCGCGGACACGTGAACAAGGATTCCGCGGCGCGCCCACGATGACTTGCCTTCCACCCTGGCCACTAGGTCGGCGGGCACACTGACTTTCTCCTGGGTGGACGCGAGAATAAACTCACCCGGCAGCAACTCGTAACCATTCTCACCGATGGTGACATTCTCGTCACCGTGACGGTAGACGATAATGTTTTCGTCTAGTCGCACTTCCACTGACGCCGGTTGAATAGACAACGGTTTGCGCCAGTCGGAGATGAGTTCGCCCCAATCGATTCTGCGTCGGAGAGTGAAATCACTCAGCGTAGCCATTGCGGTAGTCCTCCGTCTTCGTTTCCTCGATCATATGGACTGTGTAACCTTTGCCACGTAGAATTGCTTCGGCTTCGAGAGCAAGGGCAGGCTTCTCTCCTGGGAAGATTTCTACTGTGTCTTCATTGTGCTCTGACACCACGATCGCGCAGACGTACGCATTATCGTCCGATGAGTCACTATAAGTGAGCACGTACCCGCCTATCTCATCCGAATATGTGCACCTAGTAAAAGTGATCCTTTCTTCCCGCCACGAATGTAAGGCAAGTGTCACATCCTGAACATGCTGCGCGATACGCATAAGCTTGCGAATCGCGGCAGACGGATCGGTCGAATAACTCCTGATAGTGAAATTGCAGTCGGCGGCATGTATAAACGCAGTCGCGCCCCACAGTTCACCGCATTTCGCCAAATCAACGAAAATAATATCAACGACATTCTCCACAATACTCACGCTTCCAGAATATAGTTACTGAGATGATCGCGTGAAATAGCGGACATGAACTCTGTGAGCCGGTCTCGAACCTCCCTGGCGCGATCCTCTGGGGTGAACTGTCTTTCGATAGTGTCCCAGTAGACGTTTCGCAGAATCGCGATCACCGTCTGGTCTCCGCGCTCGGCGACGAGTTCACGAAGATACCATGCCGCTTTCCCCATGTCAACATTCTCGTCAGCACCATTCTTGTGACCGGCCCTGAAAATATACTTCAAAGCACTGCCAGTCAGATAGTCTTTGTCGCTAATGAAAGTGGTAGGCTCAGGATCGAGGGTCGCATAATGTGACGGGTGAGACACGACATTCTCGCGTACATCATCCTCGGCATACTCATCATTCTTCAACGCGACGTAGAGAACATCATCACGGAGAGTCAACTCATAGAGCCGCTCGTCAAAGGAAAAGAATCCTTCTTCGTCCTCTTCGGTCTCACACCAAATGCACCATTCGCCAGTGAAATACCTAGACGCTCTCTTGACGGGGACTTCATAATCATCAGGGAGATGAATATGAATTGGTTTGTCCGTGAATTTCACCTCATAGTCGTTATAAGCCCAATAAGGTCCAGTTGGCTGCCAATACCAGCCATCGCTCTTATGCTCCAAAGAGAAGCGATTACGACTCCAGCACGCTACTCGCCGTTTATTAGCCAAATTGCGGACATGCGCCTCCCAGAACCCCTCATGCTGCACTACCTTCGAAACATACTCGTATACGCCATTCGGGTAGTAAATCTTCTCACACCCGTCATCTACAGGTGATACCATATAATCCCCTCTCTTCGTCTGGATAATCGAATAGTCGTTGTACTTGAAATAGTGTTCCCGCTCCACGCCAGCCTGAATAGAATCGAAACCAATCCCCTTGTCGTCGCCGGTTTGTGCTATGATTCTCTCTTTACTGCCGTCTGGCAAGTACAGCCAAACCGGCTTCAAAAACACCGTGTCCATAGCCGTTTCCCACTATTCTCAGTTGCCGAGAGTGCCGACCGTGGCGAAATAGGCGAAGAATACTTGGAGCCACCAAAAAGCACGCCACGCCAGAGACAGTCCGATAACACCGACGATGAGGGCGACTGCACCCATTGCCATACCTTCACCCGTAGACCGCGGCTTGCGGAGCCATGCCATGAAACGATTCGTGGGACGCGGTGGCGCCATCACACTGAGTGGCACGGACCATGCGGGCGGTGCCGGGGCAGGCGACGGAGCGGGCGGAGGAGGTGCGGGAGTCGGCGCCGACGGGGCACTCGAAAAAGTAGACATAATAGTTGTTCCTCACTTTCCGTTCAGTTCTGTCATGAGACGGTTGGTCCAACCGTCACTGTAGTTGAAGTTCGTGCGCTTAGTATGGCGTGTGTTCTTGATTCTCTTCGCTCGATTCCTCTTGTGCTCCTGGAACTCGATCGTCTTGTGACGAACCTCGTCCTCGCGTCCGTCCATACGGCGGATTGCCGGGTATTTCATGATTTGACCCACTCGATTCCGTCGCCGATAAGCCCACGCAGATCATTGATCAGATTGCGCACGTTCCCGAATTCCTCCTCGGCGATATCGAAAACTCGGTAGACGTTCCCTTCGGTGCAGACCACAAGGAAGGAATCGCGGGCGCATTCGGGAACGAAAACATTGCGAACATTCCCGACGAGGGCGGGACGCTGAACAGGAATGGCCTGCATGAGGTCGGCTCCAGTGAGAATTGCGACAGCGGTCACCTTCTCAACGGGGATGCCCCGAAATTCGTTCTCACCTTTCTCGTATCCTTTTGCGGGGAAATGAATCTTGGTGCCTTTCAGGTTAGTGAATACGGCACCTCCCGTAGTTTTGCATGATCCGTATCCAGTGCGACGACGTGCCATGATGATCCTCTCCTCAAAATATATGTGTGTGATGGTGATGGGTGGTGGCCCGTCGCCTGTGACGGGCCACCACCGTCATGTGTGTACGTGTCAGTTCTCCAGCCACCACTCGGCCAGGTAGGCGATGTTCTCGTCAGTCAGTGCGGAAAGTCCGTCGTGGACGATGGTGAATCCATCGGCATCGTACTGCCAGAGTCCCCAGGAGACGACGTCCTCGCACACGTGGAGTCCGAGTGCCTGTCCGCCGTCGGTGGTGCTTCGCTTGAGGCCGATGGTCTCGCCGGTCTCGTCTACCCAGTAGTCCGTGTTACCCCAAGCGTTGGCGGCTGTGCCGACGGCGTAGGCGATGTCGGTGTCGGTGGTGATGTTCTCGGTGGTGGTCATTGTCTTGTCCTCTCTATCTTCTGGCTGGGTGGCTTGTCCTCCCCGCCGATGACTCAATCATGCTCCCCCGCACGCTGCCGGTCAACCCTACGCAACGGTGACCCATCCCACAAAACCAATGTTGTGCGGAGTATTGACAAACATGGGGCGTGCGTGGTATACGCGCGCGCACATACCTATATACGCTAAAGACGCACCCCGGGCACTCATGATAAAATTAAAGCCACCGAAAACCTTTACGAAAGGCGGTGCAAAATTGGCAGATTCCGTCACAGAATATGCTGCGTCGGAAATGAAATATTGGTGCACCACAGGCGACTACGGGGGCACCGGATACGCCCAGGACAACCGGTGGACCTGTTACTGGAATTCCAATGATGCCGGCTGGAAAACTGGTCCCGGCGACATGGACTGCAGTAGCGGCGTAGCAGGAGCCTACAATATTGCATTCCACAATGTCTGGGGAACCGGCTGGGACGACCCGATCATGTTCCCGCGGACCGGCGAAACATGGACCGAAACCCTGAATTCCCTGGCCGCAAATCGCGGTTTCATGGATATTGGGGACACATGGTACGGGTCCACGCCGTCGGGAGGATTCCATGTCGGCGACATGGTTCTGAAAACTACCGGAGACGGTGGACATGTTGCAATGTGTGTGCGCGAAGACGACGGCTCATTCAACGCGGGCGACCCGCTCCTCGCTGAGGCGTGGATTAACGAGAATGGTGAAATCTCGGAAGGGCAGATGGGGGACCAGACCGGCTACGAAACGCACGTAGTCCGGTACAGTAGTCACCCGATGACTGTCGCGGCCTCGTGGTCCACATGCATCCGTTTCGGAAAGCGAACCGATGCCGATAACGGGCACGAGTCTGCCGGCTCATACCGCCTTTCTTCAATCCAGGAGGCTGTTCTCAGGGCCGCTGACGCTGAGAATTGCCCGTGGTGGGCCGCCCTGGCGTGCCTATGGATGGAGACCGGCGAACGCGGCGCAAACATTTACGGGCACGACGCTGGTGGTGCCGGCCCGCACGGTGAGGAAGTGACCGAGGAGAATTTCCGTGAGTTCCTAGCGGCAATTCGAGACGGCGAAAATTCAAACGGTGTGGGTCCGTTGCAGATCACGTATCCGGGTTATTTCTTTGATGACCCGGATCGTGAATGGTGGATGCCGGAGAAGTCGGCTGAAGTCGGCTGTCGTATTCTTCGTGACCTTATCAACGCCGAAGGTGACAGCTACGAAGCGTTGAAGCGTGTTGGGTCGCGTTATAATTCAGGAAACCCGTATGACGCGTACGAGTCTTATGGGATTCTTTTCAGTAATCGTTGCAAGTCTTGGTATGATTATGGTCGCCCTTCAGGGGGCGCCGGAGAGGAATTTTGGGATATGAGCGAGGGCGTTGATCTGCTCAGGGAGATTCGCGATCTTTTCCGTAGCGGAAAGGCGGGGGATCACTTTGCGGGCGACATGAATTGGTACGCGAAGGCGACCTATGAGGAGGTCAAGTCTATTCACGCGTCTGTGGATCAGATTCTGCATTCTGTGACTCCGGGTCAGGAGAATGTTCGTGAGGCGGGTGCGATTTATGGTGCTGTGAACGAGATTCGTAAGGCGGTGTCTACGCCGTCGTCTTTGCAGGCGCATGATGGTGTCGCGGAGTCTCCGACCCCGGAGTCTCCCACTCCCGCTCCCGAGCAGAATTCCTGACACAGCATATTGGCATTTATCGCGACCCGTTCGCCCACTATTATAGTGAGTGTCGTTCCACGATAGATGTGACATGCGGGGAGCTTCACTCTCTTCCCTCTCCGTAGCCTCCTGTGGTAGTGGTAGAGCAAGTCTCCGGACGGTCAATGAAAGATCGTCCGGAGACTTGCTTTTGTTGTATGCTATACTCTCCTCGTACCGCTCATATTGGTTAATACACAAATATTTTCCTACGCGTTCCGACGGTGCAACAAGAGAATACTATCGCCCTCATGTTTTCCTGCATTCTTCCCCTTAGCAGCTCTAGGAATCGACGTGAGGGCGATGGTATACAATCCATCTAATGAAAGTGAAAATTAGAGTGACTAAGTCGCTTTATGTTGCTACTATTTTTGCGGCCATCATGGTGACGGCAAACACTGCGTTCATGGTGTGTGATGATTTCACAAACGGCACCATGAATGTGACTCGTGATTCTCTGTGGTGTGTTGGTGCGATTATTCTTTGGTTCAGCGTACGCACCATACGGTTCATGCGGACTGTCGGCTACCATCCGGGATTCCACAGAAAGTAACTAAAATATAACATTCCCCGCCTGGCGTTACCATTGCTAGGCGGGGAATGTTATATAATACGTGTTGGCAGCCCCGCAAAAAACAATCACTATAAAGAGGACATTGGATATGCTCAATTTCTTGAACGATGTTCTCTCGGACGCCACCCTAGTAGCTTTGGCTGCCCTCACTGGCACAATATTCTCGAACATTACGCAACGCAAAAACGCGAGAGACCAGGAACAGATCTCAATCCTGGACATTACCGTCCGCTCTCTTTCCGATAGAGTGACTGCCCTGGAGGCCAGTCTTACGGCCGCTGAAAGAGCAGCAGATCTAGCGGAAGACGGCCGCCGACGTGCAGAAGTGAAATGGTGGGAGGCCGTCTCTTTCGCACACACTGTTATCGATTGGGGACGGTCCCTGAAAATTCTGATACCATCTGATAAAGAGGACTCAATCCCTACTGAGCCTCAAATTCCGGAATCTATGAGGTGATTCATAAATATGTTTACTCCTGAGGTCCGCAAGGCGCTTTACGCTCTGCTCACCGCCGTTCTCGGTGTTTTTGCGGCGTTCAATGTTATTTCCGCGGATCAGGCGTCTCAGTATGCTGACGCTGCTACCCAGATTGTCGGTGCTCTGACTCTGGCGCTGGCTACGTATCACACTCGCCCCGGCGCGGCCGCTGGTCGTCACGCCGCCGGTGAGGGTGAGTCCACTGAGGACAAGGTCGCCTGACCTCCGTCATTCACAGAACATTACTGCCCCCTACCGTTTGTCCGGTAGGGGGCAGTAATGTTTCACGTGAAACACTGGGGCATGTTTCACGTGAAACACTCACCGCCGCTCCACGTCGTCTCCGATGATGCGGGCGATCACGTCCTCGTCGTGACGTTTAGTGACTGCCCACAGGAAAAGATGACGCCCCGCATCACGTGCGTCGTCCGCATCCGGCTGGCCCACATCGGTTCCCGTAGGCCAAAAACCAAGAATCTTCAAAACATGGTCGGGTATGGTAGTTTTTGCCATTGCGGGAGTCTGCCAGACAATATCCTCGATCTCCCATTCCAGTACGGAGTTGATTTTTACAGGGGTGAGGTCTGCGAGAAAATTGTTGCCAGGTCGAAGGTCGAACTGTTCGCACACGATAATGTCTGGGGCGAATTCGTTTCGTGTGGCCAGAATGTCGTAAACACTGGCCGTCCAATGTTCATACTTGAATTGTTGGACGTGAATGATTGAGAATCCATGGTCGTCCTGGAAGTCTCCGACGACGATTCCCGTTGATTTGCCGGGATCAACAGCCATCACACGTTGCATCATGTCTTTTCTTGCCTCTCTCACTTTCGCAGGCTTCGCCGCGATTTGTTCACGTTGACGATATTTTTCGTAGTGTCTGTGCGTACGCCGTCTACTTCGAGCCACAACGTGTCTGGCATCACAGGCACCCCGCGGCCTTTCTTCAGAGCCCACGGTGTGCCCGGTTCGCTCGGGAACGGCAGATGCTTGTAGCACCATATTGCGCAATCCTGCGTGGAGTCAAAACGAAAGTCCTCTTTCGACACATACCGTCTCATGTCGTAAATGCGTCGCATAAGTTTCGGGATAAGCCACTCGGGTACTTCTCTGTACATGCGGATTGACGGGCTAGTGCATGGGCAGACCACGGTCCTGCCGCCGCTGAAATGCGAAACGCGAAGCCACTTGTCCTCCCCGCAATTCACGCAACGCATGTGGAAATGCTTATGACCATCTCTCATAATCTTCCATTCGGGGGATACTACTTCCCATTGCTGGAAGCGTCGCCCCATCATTTCCGGCTGCACGCCAGTAGTCGTCTTATAGGTTTTGGCGGGGTGAAGAATGAGACGATCGTGCGCTTCCCGCCTGTTCTCGGCGCGCACTATCGAAATCTCGCCGGGGCGAAATACCCCGTTCTCGGTGGCGAATTCCCAATCGAACACAACCGAAGGGTTGAATTCGTTGTAGCACCATTCGATAGCCGACGTCATGCCGTCGAACTCGAAATTATCTACACCGTTACGCCCCCGCCATTTCCAAATCTTAAGACGAATATCATTGTAAGAACGATACGGCATAAGCGTGCCATTCACCTTACAGTACTGATGCGAGTACGGCGCATCTGGGGGACGGTTCAGCACTATGTCAAGATTGCACGGGGCGATCGGTTTAGTAATGTCGGGGCGCGTAAATCGCCACTTATTGTCCTCAGGAATTTCCAGATACTTGAAACACCATTCAATAGCGGCGTCAATCGAGGGAAAAAGGAAATTCTCGCCACTAGTACGGTAGGTGAGCTGGGTGACCCTGTTAGCGACTACCCTGTATTGTTCGTATGATGGTTGCGTCATTTGCGTGCTTCTCTCTTCCTTATTGGGTTGAATAGCGGGGGCAACAATCATGTTGCCCCCGCTATTCGAATCATGCGACCATGTGTGTCAGAAAACTACCGACCACGCGTTCACAGTATCCTTTTTGGCCTCGAAATCAATGAAAGAAATCTCGGCTCTCGGAGGCCAGAAAGCGGGCTTCGGGGCGCCATCCTCACCGAGGACCGTGACACCGTTCTCGTCCTGCTCGTATGCGGGGCGACCGTAATCGTCAAGACGAGGCCTTGGCTTGCTCATTCGGGTCACCAAGGTTGCGTGGGCGCCTTCCAAATTCTCGCACACGCGCTTCACGGTCGCGTCGATCTTCTGCGGCGAGAGAAGATCGGCCCGCTCTCTGGCGTCCGCCGGCCACAGACTCGCCGCGCTGAAATACTTCGGAATATTGAAGTGAATGTAAGTCTTCCCATTCTTGTTGATAGTGAAAACGGTGCGGTCGGTGAGCGCCTTTCCGGCGTCCTCGTCGTCGCCGTCAATCATCCAATCGGTGACAAGCATCGGCCTGCCGCCCTTGGACGTGGTCATCTCAGCCTTAGTGATGAAAGCGGAATGTTTTCCCGGCTTGGGCGGCTCGAAATTTCCACCGCTGGTAGCGACTTCCAGTGATGAGAGGTCGGTGCCGAAGTTGAAGCCAGTTGCCATAATTATTGTACTCCTATAAGTCGATGGTAAAGAATTGCGGTGGTCAGTTCTCGCTAGTGGTGGGCTTGCTGCGGAGTGCTTCCCTGATCGCGTCAGCAGCGATAGCGAGAGTCTCAGCGGAGACACCACGGTCAGCGGTAACAGTGATCTTAGCCATAATAGTTTTCTCTCTTCCTATGTTTTGGTTAGTGGCTAGTGATGTAATTGTGAATCTTGGTCATGCTCGGATTCCCCATTGCTGGCGGGAACCCGCGCGTCTGTTGCTTTGTCACAACATTGGGTTTGCGAGTGTACAGTACCGGCACGGTGATTTCCTCACCATCCCCATTATCCACGTTCGCCCACTCCATGTAGCCCACGAAATTGAACAAGGCGGGGATGCGCTGCCCGGACTTCTGCCCCTCGAAGGAGGGGGCGATGAACGTTTCCCCAGTGACTTCATTGCTTTCGCGCGCGGAATGCGTGATAGCAATGAATGAAATGTCGGGGGGGTCCAAGAATACGCTGATCGCCTTCAACAGGGAGTCATATACTGCCCGCCATTTCGTCCACGTATCATTCGACACGGCCTCATAGTGGGAGAGGATGAGTTCCTGGCACTTATCCAACGTGTCGAACACGACAGTCTTGTAGGGGAATTCTGCAAGATTGCGTGCAATATTGTCGCAAAGATTGGCACAGTCGAGCCACTTGTCACAATGCACGACAGTAATGTTTGCGGGGTTCCCCCAATCCCGTACTGGGAGCGTGCCGGATTCGAAATCAACGTACAGGACGGGCGACATGTCGTCCACCTGTGACGCCGTGGCCGCGAGCGATGTTTTGCCAACACCACTCACACCATGAATAAGCATATTGAAATGATTATTCTGCTCTGGGTTCACGACCGTCATTCCGAGACGGGCGAGAGTGTCTTCGAAAGTCATGCTATGTTTCACCTCCTAACCGTTGATAGTGTAGTTTTTGAATGTTTCTGTGTGGCGCTCGTGCGAGCAGTACCAACATAGAGGGGATGATTGGAGACTGTCAACCCTACCGTCATGTGACCTTGCTCTCTCCCAAATGTTTTGGAGTCTCTCCAGAACCGCGAGCGCAACGTCCTGCCGCCACGGAAAAGAAAACTCTTGAATACTATCCGGTATAACTTCCACGCTGCAGTCTCTTGGAAGGGCGACGATAGAGCAGCGGGCTACCTCGTGTCCGAGCTGCGTGAGACCGTACCCGTAGAGCATGATTTGAATGTAGTATTTACGAAATTGGCTTCCTGCCACCGTATTAGCGAATCGTGGTAGACCACCGTCCCATTTAATGTTCTTCCGGAATGCGGAAATCTTTTTCCGAGAGAGCAGCTTCCAGTCTAGGACCGTCGCCGCCGCAATATCGAAACGATCCACACTCCCAGAAATACGCCCATAGTCTTCAAGATCACACACCTCTACTCTCTGCTCCACTAGAACATTCGAATCGTTTTTTGTGCGCGATTCCGCGAAAGCATGAAATGCTGTGCCGAGAAACGGTGCCAGAGGCGTACCCGTATTTTCTGTGTCGTGCGGGATTCCGAGGAGTTTGTCGGCGATGCAGCGCTCACAATCGTCCCCGATCTCGCTCACGCCGATGCGCGCTTGTTTGTCACGCTCGGTCGGGGCGAAAACATTACTGACCGCTGTTGTGGCGGCCGGGCTCAAATTCAAATTTCTCCCCTTCCTGAATTGCGGCGATGGCGGCGAGCCTGACGTCACGCCGAACTTCAATATCTCCGCTCGCAATGTCTTCAATGAAGAATAGTCTTGCGTCGCCGGCCGGCATGATTTCGTAGACCGTGCCGTCGAGCTCTTCGGCGCGCATTGCGGCCTGTTCAAGATTCGAATAGACCCGGTAGTCGCCCTTCTGCGACGATTCCCATACTAGATAGACGCCCATTAGTGTTTTTACTCTCTCTTCCTCGGAATGTTTATTGATAGCGTGTGTTATTCGACGATGGTTGCTGTGAGGCCGGGCCGTTCTTCGATCGCCGTGGAAATAACGGCCGCATAGCATTGGATTCGCCAGATGTTCCCCGATCGAATGCTGGGCACGTGCAGCTGCATTGTCTTGACACCAAAGCGTGTCGGCCATTTCAGGATGATGGTGCGGCCGGCGATCTCGTCAATCGTGGTGCCTTGTGTGATGCGCATAATATTTTTCACCCCTCCTCTGTGATGAGTTCGTAAATGTCGAAGCTGTTATTGATGGCCATGCCGCGCACAATGCTAACGTTGTCCGCCGTAACATGAATGACATTAACGTCTGAGTGCCCGTCGTTCACTGGGGCGACGATCAGGAAATTCCTGCCAACAAGTTCACTGTCATCGGATACGAGAATGTTTCTGATGGTGCCTGTCATGCGACGTCGTACTAGATGAATGGTCGAGCCGCCGAGTGTTTCTGTCTTCATGGCATCTACCGTACGTGCGTGATGGTGGTGTACGCAACCCATGTGGGCGTGGCATCTATCACATCTCATATGAGGCTGCTCTCACGCAGACGCTCATACCCCGCCGCCAACCTGGGCTCCACAGCCGTCACGTCAACAGTACCCTCACACTGCAAAAGAAAACGATTCACCCGTTTTGTTTGCCCCTTACGATTCAAACGAGCAGACGCCTGCAAATTCAAAATCACACTATTATCCTCACTCAACCAAATCTCAGTATTGCAAACATTCTGCAGACCGTCAATCCCTTCAGCGGCGGCCGCAATAACAGCACACAAAACCCGTGGCCCATCGGGCTCCAAAAACTGTCGCCACTCGTCATGGTAATCACTGGACAACTCAACGCTTCGATAGCCGGCATCGGCCAGTCGTTTCCGCAACGGCGTCATGAATTTACGTGAATGGCACCACAGAATAACTTTCTCGTTCGACGGCAGATCAGACAGAACGTCGAGGGTGGCGTCAATCTTCGAAGATCCTCGCTCCTCAAACTCAATATTATCGTCCACGATTCTCAGCGGCCCGAGAGTGATCTGCCTGAGACGTCCGTCTAGAACGGCGGCGGACGAGGCGACGCTGGCCCCACCATCCATGATCGCCAAACGATAATCCACAAATTCCCGATACATCCTCTTCTGTTCGCGTCTCATCCCACAGGTGATGCGTTGAACATTTACGGGGGGTAGATCCCCGAAAACCTCACTACCCTGCATCGCAGACCAAACATCGCCCACAGAATCGCGGAGAGCGCCGGGATTCCTTTCGCCGCCGTAGATCCTGGCATACGGGGACACCGCAAAAGGATTGAGCTCAGAAACAAAAAACTCATCCGCAAACCGGTAGAAACTACGATCGACACTATCCGGGTTCAAAAATTTGAGAACACCGTAAATATTGACGGGTTTATTGCCTGCGGGCGTACCCGACAAACCGAGACGATACTTTGATTTCAATGCTTTTACGGCTCGGAAAGACTGAGTATGGTGATTCGCGATACGGTGAACCTCATCCACGATCACCATGTCGAACGATTTCCTCGAGAAAGAAACGGCCGGCCACTTCCCCGTCTCTACCGCCTTTCCCAGGGAAACCAATAACTTGAAATTAATAACCCACCAACCGTCCGCACCACCCAACATGTCCTCAATGTTGGCACGCCCCGCCTTAGTAGCGCGTGACAGCACTTTCGCTTCCCGACCGGTAATGGTCTTGATACTGGCCTGCCATGACGGAATGACGCGCTTCGGACACACAACAATGACCCGCCTGGCTGCGTTAAGTTTCTGTGTGACCCAGATGGCGCCGTATGTTTTGCCGCAGCCCGGTTCCCACGCAAGCAACGCGCCACCGCCATCTCGAATCGCGGTAACAGTGCGGTTGATTTCCCTTTCCTGCGCCCCAGTGGGGTGAATATTAATCATTGAAATTCGTCCAAACGATCACTAGTAGGCAAATGGTGAGCGTGAACACTAGTAGTGTCACTTGTTTTTCCTCTTTTCTGCACAACGAACCCCGCCTCACTGAGCGATGAGACGGGGTTCGTTCTGTCGGGTTAGTGGACGATGACGTGACGCTCCACAGCGGCCCAGTAGGCGTCCTCGTCAACGTCCACCACATAGTAGGGAGTGCCAGTGGCAGAGAAGTACTGTCCGATCACATCATCGGCGATTGCGACAACGTCGTAGTCGTCCACCTGGTCCAACGTGGGGATGATGTCGAACATGATGACGTCGTCCCGGGTGCTGCGGCGAGCGGTGATGTCCATGATTTCCTCTTCTCTTCGTACTGTCACCGTCCCTCGGTGACGGCTCTAGTGTAGGCAGACCGTGCTCGCCCTCGTCAACCCACGGAAGCATGATGTGGCTCACATCTCCAGTTGGAGGAGAGACAGCGCCCTACCCACAGCCACGCCCACGTCACCCCCACACTCCAGCACTCTCATGCAATCGAACGTCGTGTGCGCCCGCCCGTCCGCGAGCGGATCATCCGCATGATGCGAGAAAACTAGACCACTGTCCAGCATCGTCACACCTGGAGCCGTGTCCCCACCACGGGTATACCGCCACCGCCTCCCAACCGACTCGTAAGGCCAACCGAACAAACCGACAAGATCATTAAACCCATACTTTGAATTGAACTCGCCAATCACCCCACCATAGCCGCCATCGGGCACAGAAAACAAAGAAATATCACCATCGTCTTTCTCCTCGTACCCGATATTCTCCAGCCATTTATCAACATTCAAACGGGCACCGTCAATGAGCCAATGGCGCACTCGCAAACCGAGACGATGTGATGGCAGGAAAAAAGCTCGGGACGCTTCAGCGCATGACCCGTCCCACTGGGCCACGGGCCCCAACACACTAAAGCACGTCCTGCCGATCGCCTCACACTCCCCTATCGTCATGCTGCGAGTGCACGGCACGACGACACGAAAACGCGGGGACGAGAAAGACGACGATGCCGTCTCCCATACAATGCCGGCGAGATTCGCCGCCCGCATGCGGTCCCCGACGAAATCTTTCCGCGACCCATGGTCCGCATCCAAAACAATAGCGGACCGGGACACGAAATTTCTTTTCTGCCGCCTACCCCCCGAAAGAATGCCAGCAAAAAACGCGGGAGCATCATTCTTCTCACATTTCGAGGGCGCCTCACACAGGGCAGCAAAATCGTTAAGGTTTACGTTAGTGGCACGCCACCCTGTGATGGAGCGAACACTGCCCGCTACCATCACAGGGAAACGCACCCCGAAAACATCACTCACTGTACGACGGTTCTGCTATCTGATCCCGCAGAATCGCCTCCACGAGATCATTATCCACAATCGTCCCTTCCGTCCGGAATTTCACGCCCCGACGAAGAATGTACTGCCGATACTCCTCCACGCTCCTGGGAGACAGATTCTTCGCCTCCAAAACCTGGTAAAGACGCGTCTCGGTCGGCGGATTACTACTGAAATCATCCACCATACGCGTCAAATCCGGAACAAAAACATAGTCGACCATTTTCAACGCGTCAGGCAGCCAGAAATCGGCGGCCAGGCTGAAAGCTTTCCTCACTGCGGACGATGATACGCTCATCTGCTGTTCGAAAAGAGACAGAATAGCGGCCACACGCATAATATGATTCCCCATGCGGTCAATGACCGCCTGCACTGCACGCTGGAAAGGCGACTCTCGGGCCGCCTCCCTGGCCCAGGTTCGCATTGTTTCTACCCACACATTCCGGGCCGACTCGGTCACAGTCATAACCATTGGCGTATTGACGGGCCAAAATTCGGTGTCGCAAGTGACAGTGCCCCGGAATTCATGCTGCATCATACCCAACATTGTCGAAATGCGTTCAGAAGCATGCTCAACAAAACCATCACCACCATGCGCACTCAGGTCATTGTTAGTGGTCCATCCGAAAGACGAAGGATCAGACTGGCGGCTCTCCTCATCCAACGCGAAAAGAATGCGCGGTCCCCATCCCGTCTCAAACAATGATTGCGACATGTTATCGACTACGTCGCCGAGAATCCCGGTGCCGCAGAAAGCAAGAGAATGAGGAACCCTCTCACTGTCCGCCCGCCTGACATCATCGTCGCCGACACGCACGGACTCGACAGTCCTGCCCGAGTAAACGTCGGTAAGGAATCCGATGAGTCCGCTACGATAACCCTCACCCTGTGACGCAGAGTACATGTTCTGCAGTTCGTCTACAAACATGATAGACGCCCCGCCAGGACGCTGAGCCATCCGCAAATTCAGGCCTTCAGCCGTCACATTAGACCCAAACAAAACATTCGCCATAAGAGACCGCTCACACGGACTATTATCGATAGTGTTCAGCAAATCTTTACGATCGGCCTCGAACTCGGCAATGCGATTATTGATATCATCCCGTTCCGTCCGGTACTCGTCAATATCGAGACGCCCGCTCCTCTTCTCCAGGGATTCCAGGCGACGACGCAGCATGCGGAGTGCTGAATCAACCTCCTGCATGGCCGCCAAAGGCTGAAATGAATCCCACCGAAACGCACCCACGCAATCGTCAAAAAAACTACGCACCAAAGACTGAGCCGTCGTCTTCCTCGACAAGGTAGACGCACCAAGGCAATGCGAATACAAAGTCAACGGCACCACACTCTGCGCGCTCGCAGACAAATGAGTCCTCGCAGACAACGGTGCAGACACCATCGTCAAGAAAGTCGTCCACAGGAAACGAGGCGGCGTCTCCGGCGACCTGGACTGCAAATAATCAATAACCCTATCAGCAAACCAATCGGAGTGCACTTTCCCCGTAGGGGACTGAAACTCGTAATCCGCAATACCCTCAACGCTCAATTGTTCCCCACCCCCACACGGGAAAAAAAACTATTGAAAGCATCAAGAACCTCATCGCCATCGAAAGTGTACCCGACATCAAACATAGGGCCCCAATAACGGTCCGTCTGTTCGAAAATCGTCGCCTTATAGCCACGAACAGTGTCAGCTTCGAAAACAAACCGGTGCCCGGGCGATGCGACGACAATGTGGATGCTGTTATTCCAGGCGCTCACTTCCAGGCCGAGCGAATCATTCCCGCCACTACTGACGTAATTCTTGCACGCCTCAGTGACATGCTTCAGGAACTCCCAGTCGAATAGCTTGATCATTTGTCCTCCCACAGTCTTGTCTTGATTTCGTTGAGCAGCTCCTGAAGCCTCCACGCCCCTGTTCCTCTTCTTATTGTCATTATCGTTTCGTCCGTGCCACGGTCTCGAATGCTCACCGAATACTCGCCACCCACAATGTTGAGAGTGCACCCGCGTCGTTTCCCGATGACGTCCAAGTAGAGGACAGGCAGATCACTGCCCACCAGGGCATCCTCCCCAGTGTCCAACAAAATGGACTCGCAGCGCGGGTCATTGAGCATTTCCGCCACGAATTTGGTCACGATGGGGCGCAGCTCACCGTCAATCATGACTCCTCAGCTTCCACCATGCCGGCCAGCTCCATGAAGCGATTCATGGCGTGGACGATAAGGTCTCGGTCGGCGTCAACCCCATCCAAACGAATGTGATTCGACACTTGAATAATACGCACCCGCCACTCATCGTTTTTCGTGACTCTAATCCTGAAGACTGTCCTATCGACAGGGTTCACTGCCATCGCTTTGAAGAGAACCCCGGAAAGACGGCCACCTTCATTGCGGCCTCGCAAAGTAACGATCGAACACTGAGGCCATTCAACGAAATCGCCAACACAACTAGCAAGAAAGGCGAACACGGCCTTATCGACAGCAGAGTCACTCATTGCCGTCCGCCTTCCCACGGTTCGCCGCCACGGTCAAAGCACGACGAACAAACTCACCAACACTCTCCGGAGAAATCGCGGCGCCCTTACGCTTGACGGACCTTGCCCTCACAGTGTTACCGGCGACCACAATGCGGCAAGTGCTGCCAATAGTGATGATACCGCCGTCATAAATCCTACGGGCAGGCGCATGAACATTGAACTCATGACGGCGCCCGTCCTCATTCCACTCACAGACCGCCTGAGTGACAACCGTCTCGAAAACTGTGGCCATAGTAATGCTTCTCTCTTCCCAAATATTGCGATGGATACTACTATTTACTGTTGAAAGGCGTGGGGATTAAATATCGAAGGCGATCACCTCCTCAGCCGACACGCCCGCCAGATCACACAGATCAGCCAGCCTGTCCCGCGCATCCAACCGGGCACACTCCCACACAGGCGAACCCTTATCGCTGCCCCGCATTTCTTCCAAACAAAGAATGAAATCGTACGCCAGACGAGCGCCCTCCTCTTTTACCTCATGCCGCTTGATATGCTTGCGAATCCATCCGGCTGCAACGGCCGTGTTCTCACCCTTGCTGGAAATCTTCCTCCACCACGCATCCACTGCCGTGTTCTTCGGGGTGAAATACCAAATTGTCGGCCTACCATCGTCGAAAACATACGTCTCAACAGTACCGGCCCTGATGTCCCAAACAATGATAGTGAAACCATCACTATCGTGATAGTAGGACGTGGCGGGCGGCATATTCTCCCGAATAACCCCCATCTCAGTATCCCGATCAGTTACCCCCTCAACATTGGGGTCATCACATTCAAACCACAGCATGATTCTCCTCCTATCTTTCTCTGAATTGCGGTGTGTGTCAGGCGATCACACTATCGTGAATCTCCCAAATTCGAGCACAGAACCAGCCCCACACCTCCTCCACGGCGTCCGACCAGTCAGAAGAACCCAATCTGCCAGGGGCAAGCTCAACACCACCCTCACCCACGCCCACAGCAATCTGCCCAATAATCTCACCATTGAAATAGGCGACCATAAGAGAATCCTCCACCATTGCGAGAGTGATACCACAGGCGCCCGCCACCAAAGCAAGACTATCCATGACCGAGGCGCCCACAACAAGACGATCGAACATTTCCTGCACCCTACCCGCAATATTCTCAGTGCGGGTCACGCCAACATTGGTCCCCCACTGGAGAGTTTCAATGTTGTCCACGGTCAACGCGGCCTCGCCGGAGACGAACGTCATTTCCCCCATCGGCTTCGTGTAAATGTGGAACCGCATTGAATGTGTGAGCGGTTTCGTCGGCCTCCACCGTGCAGCAACCTCAACGGGAGTGCGGGAATGCACCATAACAGGATCGTTGGTAAGATCATCCACAAAGTGGTCCCAGATAGGACGCTTCGACGCATCCTCCCCAGTGAACGGGTCAACGTCCAGCCAGGCGCCGTTTCGCCTCATAGCGACCATCATGGTTCCAATCGTCGCACCGCCAGACGACACTGTCAGAGTCGAAAACTCGTCCTCGTCAACATGGAGGCCGTGCTCGTCGGCCAGGGTAAGAATACGGTCATAAATTTTCGCCATACCCACCATGGAAGCCAGCCCCTCGCTATCGGAACGACGGTCGTCCGGAAACTCGGGAAGATAGGCGGGGACAAGACGATCGGACAGAAGAATGCCTTCCCTGTCCACTATCTGCATTGTGCCTTCCAACCAAATGCCCCACGACCAATTCGTGATGTCAACGATGAAATGCGCGTCATAAAACATGGCGTCTCTCCCTCATCTAGTGTTCGTGCTGTTCGGAATCGCGGGGGTTTACCGTGCCCCCAGCGCACCCCACAGGGTCCAGATAGCCGCCGCGACACTAAACGTGCCGATCACAGCGAGACACGATGCGGTCAGGTAGATGACGGCGGCGAGGATGATTTCGCTGCTCCGCCTCAAAGGGCGGCGGGTCACAACATTGCTGTTACGTGGTGCTGCATGCCTCATGCTCATGATGTCTCCTCTTCCCCCTGCGATGGTCTTAGTTGTGGTGCTGGGCGCCTGGCTTCACCCTGGTGGGCTGCCGCGTTGCTCCCGATGGCCTTAACTCTAGGGCCACGACGCCCGCCAGTCCACCCCACCATGGTGAGACGTTCATCACATGTCTGGGGTGTTGGTCTACGACGTCGTCGGCCCACTACCCCAGAACATCGAATGATAGGCCACATATGGTCACATCCTCCGCCCCATAATCACACGGGACGGAGGATGCCAGATTGGACAGGGCGACACGTCGTTGGTCACACCGTCTCATACAACGTCAATATCGTTCTCCTCCAGTACACTCCCAATCTTCTCAACATTCTCCACATTCACGCCGGCAACGCTAATACCGCACTTGATCTCACCGTCAATGTGCTCAATGACCTCAACCTCAAGTGTGACACGATCTAAACCGAAAATGATTTCCCTACCCAATAGTGCGACGGGCTTCGCGTCCACATATCCGATAGTACGGAGAATGTCGAGGGCGCGGAACATCATGTCAGCGCCACGCGCGACAAGGGAGAGTAGTGTCACCAAATGTTCGGGCGTCTCTTTTCTGTCGATGACACTCACCTCGTAGTCCGTGCCGTCCATGTGTTCGATCAGAATTGTGAAGTGTGAGCCTTGCTCGTTCGGCAGTTCGTTAGTCCTACGCACATCCATGTGTCGGACTAGCATTCCCCCATCTATCATGTTGCCCACTTGTGCGTGTCCTCTCTTTCTTCGCGCGCCGACCTTCGGCGGTGGGTCTATTCTGGAAAGGCGGTGCGTGGTGCTGTCAACCCTCAACGTGTGTGATCTGTATCTCGGTGAGGTCTGGGAGCTCCTGTGGACCTGCACTGCTGCCCCATCTGCATCACACTGGGAACAGGGATGTCTCAACCTACCGAGCCGCCCGACCCTACGATATGACAGAGAACACACCCCAGGGCCTTGTGCTAGCCAAGACCCTGGGGACATTCTTATACCAACAGAACAGTCCAGCCAACCAGGAGGGAAGAGAAAATGAGCAACACCATCCACCGCACTGACGACCCCACCCTCGAGACCGTCGAGTTCGGCGCCATCTACCGGGTCCACGCTCCTCGCACAGGCGACCCCTGGACCCTCTACACGACGGGTGATGATTGCGGCGTCGACTTGGTAGAGCCACTGGAGGTGCCCGACGGATGGGACGACTCCTACAAGTACCCGGTGGGCTACAAGCACGTTTGGCCTCGCCTCGCCCGCCTCGCCATGGACGCCTACCTTGCCGGCGCCATCCTCGAGGTCGCTCTCGTCCCCGTCGAGGATGGGGGTGTGGACGTCGACTCGCGCGCTCTGCTGTACCGGCTCGCCTGGCCCTACTGACCCGACTACCCTGAGGACGACGAGGCCCCACCTTCGACGAGGAGGTGGGGCCTCAGTGTGTCTCACACGACTGAAGGGCGGTGTGTGCTGGGGTGTGTGGTGTCGGCCACCGCGACGCCAATCTCTCACAGTTTCCGTTAACCTTCCGTTCACTTTGTTCACCTCCCGTTTACTTTCTACGCATGTGGGTTGTTTGCTAGCAACTGGCTTTCTAGGGCAAAAACACCCCTTTGTGTTACTACAATATTGGTGCATGTCGTCACACTTTTCCGCCTTGTAGCAAGGTTTTGTGTCAGAGCATTTGGCGTGATTGCAACGTTTGGTCCCTGTCGGAGCTGTTGTGTTGGCGGTGTTTGTTGCGGTGACTTTGGTCCCGTATGCTACACTCAAGTAGACGAATCGTCGAAGACGATCGGCGGCGCAGCCGCTGAGGAGCCCTAGCGACGCAAGCGAGCGTCAGCGCCGCGGGTGTTTTCGAAGAGTTCGCCACTGTGTTGGGCCCAACCTATACTCTTAAAAGAGTACTAGAATTAGACACTGTCTAACACGACTAGACGGTGTCTAATTAGGGAATATGTGTTATAACGTAATTAATGTTCAATGGTGAACATGGTGATCGTTAACAGTGAACAGTGTGTTGTGGTAGAAGCAACACGCACCATGGTAGACAAACCCGAACAACAAAGGCGCGTGTTGTGTTACGTGCGTGCTCGCAGAGCTGCGCGCGCACTACACAACACACGCCAAACCAAAACAAAGAAAGCGAAAAGAGAAAAAAGACGAGGAGCGAAAAAGACAAGAGAGTAGTGTTAGACGGTGGAGGCGCTCGTCTCGCTGACGCTGCGACGCGCCACCACCTAACACCAACACAAGAGAAAAAAAGAACAACGGTGAGCAGAACAAGCACACGAGAACACCGACAATTCAGAAAACAAGTACTCGCCCGAGCACAACAAATGGGCATCACACACTGCCCAGCATGCGGAACCAAACTCCAATACACAAACAACGGACAACGCAAACCCAACAGCGCCGAAGCAGACCACATAATCCCAGCATCACTAGGCGGAACCAATCACCCGGACAACGGGCGAGTCCTCTGCGCCAAATGCAACAGCAGACGAGGCAACGGACGAGGAGGAAAAGGAAGAGCACGCCACTACCAGAAAAACGAGGACGAAAGAGACAGACTACCCATCGCAGTCATGCCAACACAACACACCGACGCATGGTGAACCCTCCCCGTCCGCCATTCCAATAACAGGAAAGACAGGGGGGGGCGGAAAGGCGGGGAGCAGAAGAGAGAAGAAGACACAACACACAACAAGAGAGAACGCAATGGTGTTCGGGGCTAACGTGCGTGCTCGCAGAGCTGCGCGCGCACTACCCCGAACACCAACACAAGAAGAAGAAAGAGGAAGAAGAAAGAGAAGCAACGAGATCATCACCCCCCCACCGCCATTCCACAACCCACACACCACACCAAGACGCACACCACAACACACGAAAGGCCGACAGTGAACAGCGACAATAAACACCACACACCACACACCCTTCCACCCCCACAACCATCACCGCTATTCCACAATGACACAACCCTGACACAAAGACACACCACTAAACCAACAATGCTGTGACAACAAACACACTGAAGGGCGGGACAATACAAAGGGAAGCGGGACAATACAAGATGCCGGACCCAACACGACACGGGGCACCACAGCGCACACCGCGCCCCGCCATTCAACACGGCCACCACGCAAACAAGACGGGGGATACCAACACGCAAACGGGAGGGTCGGTATCACACACCCCGCCCTTCATTCACCATGCCACCCACCACAACACACACCCCACCATCCACTACAGCCCCACCCACCACCACTGCGAGGGGGGAGCACACGAAGGATACCCCACCACACGAACACCATAGAGGAACACGCACCCACACACCACACACCCAGCAACGAACAGCACACGACACGACGCAGTACTCACATGCACTGAGGAGGTGGAGTGCGGCCAGGCCGTGCACGCTGGACAGCGCAGGCTAGCAACAGCACACACCACCGCCATTCCACAACAGCACACACCAACGAGGATGGACACCATCCACTCATCCTCTCACTCGTTCACGTTCACACAACCAACGAACAACAATGATCAACGAACAACTATTGTTGTTCATTGATTGATCAACGAACAATGAACAACGAACATCATGATGATCAATGATCATCATGAACATGATGATGATGAACATCATGATGTTCATGTGATGATGATGTGATGCATGACATGCATGCCAATACCATGCACCATGCATGGTGCCAACGCATGCCACAAAGGCAACACAACGCACAAACACACAAACGCACAAAAATGCATAAAAACAAAAGAAATGTTACAAAAACACGCAAAAATATTCAAAGGCACGAATCAACAATGGCGTTCAAAAAACCATGGCAGCAAAACGAGACGAACACAAAGGGGGCCCCAACATAGTAAGGGATCCCTTAAAGTAGGACCCACATCACAAAACAAGACAGAGAGCACAACAAAACGAGACGCACACCACACAATTCATGTGACGGTGGCCACCCCCCCTCCCCCATCCGGCCGCGAACACTAAAATCCACAGACTCAAGTCCCTGATACAAAATGTCATAGTATTTGCATATAAACTGTGCACATCC